TTCGTCAAAAGCATAATCTGTCATATTGTCGCCACGTAAAAAAGATGCTAAATAAGAATCGCCTACTTCTCCTGCTGTATTTACATTTAATCGTAAATGTTTAATTGATTTTTCAATTTGTTCGTATTTTAAATTAGTAACAGCATCTACCATATCTTTGTTACCAACCATTTCAGCTATCATCTCTGCTTCTTCATTAAATATTTTTGTAGCAAAAAATTGTTCTCCTAGACTTCCTTGCATCTGTACAACAGTTTTACCTTTACGTCCAATATCACTTTTTAATGAAGTTAAAAGTAAAGGATGTGAAAATACATTAGGTCCTCCATAAAATGCTATACGAACTGATTCTTCAGGTGGAACTCTTAACGCTAATGCTAAACGTAACATCCATGATGGTTTTAATACTCTCTGCATAAAAATATCGTTATATACGTAATCTACGTTTCCTGGTGGAGATAATGATACTCTTCCGCCTCTTGAAGGGTCAGGCACAAATGCTTTTCTAGGAACTTTAAAAAACTGTTGATTAATTTTAGAAAAAGCAGATTTTTTAGGGTCATGCCACATAACAGATTTTAATCTACTTCCACTAGGTCCAACTAATCTATTAAATCTTTTACCTGCTTTAGCTAATTCTTGATAATCAATTAAAGGAACAAAATGTTCTGCAAACTGAGACATAGTTAAAGCTGTAGGTGCAGCTACTGTTTTACTTTGAAAAGTACCATCAGCTTTTTGAACTGCATCAGCTAAATATTCAATTTTAGTTCCTGGAAACGATAATGCTACTCCATCTGCATCATAAAAATATTTTTTAGTTTCTAAAGTATTAGATACCACCTTTGAAACTCTTATCATTTCTTCAAGTGCATCTGGGTCTTCAGCTAAATCAGGATTATTTTTTACTACAAATTTTGCAATTCTTTCATTTAGTTTTTCGACAACATTAACAACATCTTGTTGATTTTTTGATTCTAATAATTCTTTTATAAATAAATCTCTTACAGGTTCTTTTTCTCCCATAGCAACTAAAGAACCTTCTATGTTGTTTATTGTTTCTGTAATTTGTGTTATTGCTGCATATTTATCAGGTGCTAAATCAAATAATCTTCTTGTTTTTAAAGGAAGGCTATACATTAATTGACTTCCCATTCCTACTAAACCAGCAAATGGGTCGTTTTTCATTTTACCCATAAACGCACCAACTGTTCTTCTTAGTGGTGCAACGTCTGTACTTCCACCTAATCTTTTAGCTAATGCGTCTGATGCTTCACCTACTAAACTTTTACGCATTGGTAATTTTGTTAATGGTGCATTTTGTGCAGCTAATCTTATTTCATCTCCAACAAAAGCACCTGAGTATGGTGCAACCATAAGTTCTGAAAAATCACCTTGTCTCATTAAACTTCTAAGTGATTCTCTCATTATATTTTTGTCACCTACTTTTGCTAAATAATCTAAAACTCTAGGGTCAAGTTTTTTAAAACCAGGTATCATTCGTAATCTAGCTACAGAAGTGTTTTGAGTCATAGCATCTACAAATTCATCTCCCCATTTTGTATCAAGTATTTGATTTGCTGTTTTTCCAAATGTTAATGCTCTAGCTTCTCTTCCTCCTTTAGTAGGTTTTAAAGTTTTTAATGCTCTAGCTATAGTTGGAGTATTTCTTATAAAATCATCTACAGCAGCTTGTGTTACAACAGTTCTAGCTGCAGTTTTAACTCCTGCACCGTAACCTAATAAAATATTTATTGGGTCTGCACCCAATCTAAAAGCACCATCAATTATCGTACTTACTATTGCATACGATACGTCAGATTCTTTACTGAATTGTCCTGCAACAACTCTTCCAGGTGATATAGGAACTCTTTCTCCTTGTGGTGTTGTATATTTATATCTATATTCATCTTTTTCAAATTCATCTGTTATTGGTTTTCCATAAGTTTGTTCAGCAATCGTATACGCTTCTAATGGTGTCTTACCTAATTTTATTTCTTTTCTATATACTTCTGTATCTTGTAAATCCATAGAATTAGGTAAAATACCTGTTCCTAAATTTAAAGGATTACCTGCTTTCTGTTGTTCTCTAGCTCTTCTCCATTCTGTAGGACCATATGCTTCTTTAGTTGCTCTGTATGTTTCAGCAAATTCTTCTCCTAATAATGATTCTCTAGCTGCATCTGAAAATTCTACTGATGGACTAAATGCTGTAAGTAAGTTTTTAGCTACTGCTTTTCCTACAGGCATTCCTGTTTCTTGTGCTGCTACAACAGTAGATTTAAAATTTTGTGATATGTTTTGAAATGGTGCATCTAATGCTAAAAATCCTAACTGCGTTGCTCTTTTACCCCAACCAACTTGACTCTGCCTAACACTTCTTTGTTGTTTTTCTAATGCATTTTGTTGTTTTTGTGCAAGTCGTAATATTAAATCATCATCTGCTTCTAATCCATATAATCCTGTATATACTGCTAATCTTTTATCTAATGTCGGATATGCTTTAGCTATAGATAATATTTTTTCTGCTAACTCAGGCGTAATGCTTCTTCTAAAAGAATTTATTTGTTCGTTATTTAAAGAATTAAAAGATGCTAAAGATTCTTTGTGTAATGGTAAATTAAAATTTGTGCGGTAATACATTACGCATCTAACAATTCATCCCATATTGGGTCAGGAAATTCTAATTTAGCAGCTTTAATAAAGTTACTTACTGTATCTGTTCCCATGTTTAATCCACCATTGTCTCCTGCACCTAATGGTATACCTGAAGTAATTGGTTCATTTGGTTTATTTGTTGCTGCACCTAAATTTACTGGTGAAGGTGGCATCATACGTGATGCATTTACTAAACTAGCATCTCCTGGATTACTTACAGAATCTACTTGTGTTTGTAAATCTTTAGTTTGTCCAAACGAATCACCTTCTGCTTGTGGAGGTACAACAATGTCTGCATAAGCTCCACCACCTGTCATATCAGTTGCTGCTGCTAAATCTTTATTTTTTCTGCCTCTATTAAATTTCGCCACGTAACTCATTTCCTAACTCTGGATTAAATTCATAATCAAATTGTATATTTATAAAAACATCAGGATGAGGTGTAGGTAATGTAAGGAAGTTTGTCATCATTATTCTTGATGGTTGTACTTCTGCATCTCCTGTAAATACATCAGTATTCCAATCTTCTTGGTTAATCATATCCATAAACCTAACTAAAACTTCTTGTTCATCCACTAGGAGGTCCTCCTTGTTGCCCTAAAGCTCCTATTACTTGGTCTATTCCAGGTAATCCACCTCCAGGTCCTGTAGGAATTTGTGGTCCACCCATTCCCATCATTGCTAATTCTTCAGGAGTTGGCTCTTCACCTTCTGCTGTGTAAAACTTATCTAATATTTCTGACATTTTTGAAGGATTCTTTCTTATTTCTATAGCTGCCATTGTAGCTTGTGGATTTCCTTCTGCAGCTTGTGCCATAAGAGATTCAAATAAAACTGTCTCTGCTTTTTCTGCATTTATTCTTTGTTGAATCTTTGTTATATTATCTAACCCATCCATATTTTCTTGTAATGTTTGAGTATCAATAATACCCTGTTGTTTTAATTGCAGTCCTGTTATTATTTTTTGCGGTTCATCAAATCCTGCCATTACACCATACACTCTTCGTGTTGTGTAAAATTGTTTTATATCAGATTGTGGAGAATATGTTTCTTTATAAGCAGTTCCTTTATGATAACCTGCCATAGGTTTTCTTACGCCTGGAAACATTTCTTCATCATATTCTAATCTTTTTGAATCTAATTCTTGTATAGCGTCTGCTAAAACAGTTTGATATTCTCTAACATGAAGTGAAGCAGATTGACCAAGTTCTTCTAATCCTCTACCTGTAACAAATGCATTTGGAGATTGTCCATCATCAGATACAGGATAAGCTGCTCCTAGTCGTAAATGTCTTTCTAATCTATCTACTTGTTGAAATAATTGATATGGTAAATTGTTAACAGGTTTTGATACATTTGAGCCTGGTGCTAAGTAGTTAACTGCATATCTACCTTTTCTGTATTTACCTGATTCTATTTCACCAACAATATTGGTTTCTGTAAATACTGCATCTTCCATAGCAATAGTTCCAAGAATATTAATTTTTGCCATGTTAGCCATAAGACCTGTAATGTGTTGGAACTGACTTTGTAGTTGGTCAAAAGCATATCTTTTAGCTACTACAAAACAAGGACCTGACTTTAAAGGGTTAGGCATAAAATCTATAATTTTTTTATTTTCAGGTAAAAATACGTATGTTCCTTCTTCATCTCTATACTCAACTACAACTTTTCCATCACCATTTGAATAAGACCAATTATTCATTTTTTCACCATAACCTAATAATGCTGAATACGGTGATACTTCATCATCTGTATTTCTTGCATAAATTATGCTTTTAGCTTTAGGATATTGTTCTGCAAGTATCTTATGTGGAACTCTTGTAATTATTGCTAATTCTTTTGGTTGTTGGTCATTTCCAAAATATCCAGGATAACAAGTAAAAGAATCTCTTAATTCTGCATAAGGATAAGGATTACCATCTTTATCTCTTCTATGCCCTAAAGTCCAAACAACAAAACCATAACCAGGTAACCATCTACCAACTTGTGGTAATTGCATATTTAATTTTTGATTTTTGTCATAAGCCATGACAATGCGTTCTAGTTTTTCAGATTTCTTTTTTGCACGTTGTGAATCTTTTTCATTAATTATATCTATTTTTAAATCAGGGCTTCTACCTAATTTTTGTGCAAATCTATCTAAAGCTGTTAAAAATAAATTAGGTGCTGGTAATTGATGGTATTCAACATTAGCACCATCACCCAATAAGGCTTTAACTCCAGCTTCTCCACCGTTCATAATGTCTCTTACACGTGACCTATCAAGAAGATTATCTCTATTGATTATTCTTAGGTAATCAATTTTATCGTATAACTTATCGCTATTTAAAGGCATCTATCTCCAATTATCTATATCAATACTACTAGGTTCGTACCCTGAAAAGCTAGGACTATAATCGTACCCTAATTCAGCAAAACGTTCTTTTTGCATACGTCTTATTGCTTTCATAGGAAACCAACTAGCCATAACTATATCAGTCTTTGTACCTATCGACTTACTTTTAGTTTTTGCAGAACTAAAATAAACCAACTGACTCGTATATAAGTTTACCTTTTCTTGGGCTTCAAATCCAAGATATGGCAAAGAAATTTTATTTTCAGTAAATAATGGTCTCATAGCAGTAACACCAAATATTGGGTCAAATTTATTGTTGCGAGTTTCGTGTCCTTCTAAAAATATTCCGTGAGTCGAAGCAAAATCTCTAATACTTCTGTCTTGTCTTATTGCTTTTTGAAAACCGTTTTCTTCAATAACCCAATGTGATAAATTATATTTCATCCACCATTCTTTAATTACATTTAATGCTTGTGGAATACCTCCTCCTAAAGAGTTGTTCATATCTACCATATGTAAAACATTTCTTTCAACATCAACAGCCCATAAAAAAGCAGCTTGGTAACCTGTTGACGCAGGGTCTAAACCTGCAATAAGTCTAGTTCCAGGCGGTACTGTTCCTATATCTCTACCTTGGTCTCTACATGCTTCTATTTCTACTCTATCAAATAATGCAAGTCCTTCAGGCATAGCAACATTAAGATAAACCATTTCATATATAGCTCTACCACCTGTAGTTTCTGCAGCACGTTTTCTATCCATTAACCATTTGTGTGTTCTTTTAGAACCCCATAACATACAATCTGTATGTTCTACTTCTTCAGGTAATGTACAAGCTGTATCGTGTGCTTCTTCTATTGTTGTTGTCCAACTTTCGTTTTCAGACAAATGAGAATATAAATCGTCATAATGTTGTCTTGAACCAATAACTACAATAGCTGTATGTTCCTCTTTTCTACTTGATAATGTTGTAGTCCACCAATTTCTTGTATTTTCTCTACTAGATGGTTGCATAGTAGAACTATGGTCTTCAATGTCATCTGCAATTATTATGTCACAGTCTCTTGAAAGTATTTTACCACCACGTCCTAATCCAACCATTGTAGGACTTTTAATTCCTGTAACCGTTCTTGTTCCTACAGTAAAACCATTTTGAGACCAGGCTTTACCTGTACGTGATGTTGGTTTAAATTTTTCTCCAGGTCCACAAAACTCTTCTATTAATAATTCGTTATTTTCTAGTTGGTCAAGTACAGAACTCACTGCATTTTTAGATATTTCTTCATTACCTCCAACCCAAAGTATTCTTACGTTTGGATTTTTACAAATTAACCATACAGCAAAATGTATTAATAAATCTGTTTTACCATGACGAGGCGGTGATAATATCATGTGCTGTCCACCTTCTTCAATAGTTTTCATAATTTCTTCTATCCATTTAATATGAAAATCAGGTGTTTCGTATGCTACACCTTGTTCTGTTTGAAAATATCTATCTCTAAAGTCACTAAAGTCTGATAATGTTTTTTCTGCAACTTGCGGTAATGACCATTTTTCTTGTGCTTTTTCTAATTCTAAATCTTCAACATAAGCAGAATATGCCATAGATACTGCTCCATCAGTTGTTTCTAATATCTTTGCTACACCTTTAATTGTATTTTTCTTTTCTAATATTTCCTGGGCTAAACCTGATTCAACAATGTCATTATAGACTTTGCCTCTTCTTGATTGAACATTTGTTTTTTGACTAGGTATAACTAATGTATCTTCTTCTTGTTCCCATTCAACGCCTAGTTTTCTAGCACGTTTTTTTTGCATGTTAATTCTATTAGAACACCTATCACTACAATATTTTTTTCTATTTTTCGGAAGAGGTCTATGACATCCTGCAGCGTAACATAGTTTATTTTTTGCCATAGTTTTTACATTCCTTATTTCGGCATTTCATTTTTTTGCTTGGCAATAACACTCCACCACATCTTGGGCAAGGTATGTTTATCAAAACTAAGAGTTCTTCTTAATCCTTTTAGAAGAGTATCTCTTTTTCTTTCCTTTTTTCGTGTAGGGCATATTATCTCCTTTTTCTTTATGATAACACAAAACTGCACCGAAGTGCAGTTCTGTCGTACAGTGTCATATACTTTTACTTTATATGGCGTCTCCCCAGACGCATTTTTATGTTAATACATTTTATTTTATATCGTTGTCAAAAACTAAAGTTTTTAATTTATCAGCTCTTAATATTAATCTTCCAACAAGCTCTACACATTGTGGAACTACTGCGTTACCTAAAGCTGTTAATTTTTCTTTTCTTCCTTCATAGTTTTCCATAGACCTAGGCATACCTATTTCCCACATATCGTAATCTTCTTCAAAATAAACTTTAGGGTCTTCACTTAATTGTTTTTTAGGATTGTTTCCTTCAATGATTCTTTTAACAGAAGGTCTTTCAGAACTTGTTAATGGTGTTCCAAATTTATGTTTATTGCTTTTCCATTCAAAAGATTCAAGAGTTGTCATTTCTTTGTCGTATTTAACTTCTGATAAAAAGGGTTTTATTTTATTCCAATCTTCTATATTTGGATAACTAAAGCCTGAAGTATCGTATCTAAACCAATGTTCTATAGTAGATTTTTTTATATCTGTTTTTTCAGATAGTTCTTTTATAGAAGTAATACTTCTTAAATAATCTACAAAGATTTTTTGTTCAGGTAAGTTAGGTCTTTTCATCATTATGTGGTCTTTATATTTTTCAAATAGTTCAGGATTATTTTTTATATCATCCATAGCTACCTGGTCAGCTAATGTTATTTGTACAGATTCACCTGATGCTCTAGTATCTTTTCCTTGTAGTAATTTAGTTGCGTGTTTTAAAGCATCTTCTTTTTTATCTGCTGTTGTTGGAGTTCTCCAATTATTAACATTACCTGTCCATACGTTAAGTAAACCTAACTCAGCCATCCATCTGGAAAACCCATGAGCCGTGCTACCCATCCATAGTTCAGCCTTTTCCCTATCAACTCTGGATTTCTCTCTCCCATGTCCTGTTCCAATGTCGAGCCGTGTTTCCCTGCTTTCACTGACGGAGCTTGTTTGTTTATCGGTTTCGTTGCTTGACTTGCTCTTGGAGTTGAATACTGAGTTATCTTTGGATTCTCCCTGAGATTTCCTGTTGACTTTCTCTTGGACTTCTTCTCCTTGTCGCCTCTGTATAGTACGTTCTCCAATGCTTCCCCTGTCCTCGGATTCAAGTGGTCCATTGTGTTCGGTGTCTCCCAATGTTCCAACTCCGAAGAATCTTTTTCTAAGGTGTGCTGCACCAACTGTTCTTGCTGATATAATTTGCCATTCAAATCTATAACTCCTGCTCTTGGCAATATCTTTGATAACTCTTTCAAAGGCTTTCCCTTTGTTTGCTGTAAATATTCCTGGGACATTTTCCAAGATAAAGTATCGTGGTCGAAGTACATCAATAAATCTCCATACTTCATCCCATAACCATCTTTCATCTTTAACTCCTTTTCTCGAACCTGCTACAGATACAGGCTGACACGGAAATCCTGCTGTCAGTATATCTATCTTTGGTAAATCCAAAGGGTTTACTTCTTCTACTTTTTTATTTATTACTAATGTATTTGGAAAATTTTTTCTTAATATAGAACAGCAGTATTCGTCCATCTCTATCATCCATTCTGAAGAGGTGGCTAGTCCAGACCGCTCTAGTCCGTACTCGATTCCGCCTATACCGCTAAATAAACTTCCTATTCTCATTGCATTATTAAATATACCTGGATTCCAAAAGTAGGCTGTAAAAAAAATTTTTTTTCTTAGGTTTCCTTAAACGACTAACCCTCACTTGCGTGAGGGCTTATATAGCGTCCTATATTGTCGTTCAATCAGAAAGGAGGATGCAATGAATAAAGAATTATTTTTTGCAACCTATGGGTCAATAATAACATAAACTTGTAAAAAGAAAACATCTGTGCTAAATTTATCCTAACAATCAGAGTGTTCTTCCTGCTTTTAGAAAAGGATTCTTGATTATAAACTTTAAATTAAAGTGGTTTAGCAGGTCCATGGTAACTAGGGTTAAAGCCTATTACTTCATAATATAAAATAAGTCATAAATAGATTTGTTATCGGTTTGGGAGGGATGACACAGGGTTAGCTGTACTTTCCATTTTTACTTAGTTAAATAACAGCCAACATAAAGAAAACACCTCTTACTAGCCTTTATAAGGTACACCACTATATCTAGTACCACTACATATTGTACCCCTAGTTAACAGCATATTTCTAGGTACTATACATATATATGAGACGCCGCGCCACATTGAACCCCAGCCTTGAAAGCCAGTGAAAATTACCTGGTTGAGCAACACAGAGATTTCCTATCACGCTACATACATACTATATATTGTGTTGTTTTGACTCACATACATCATGTAGTGTACCCATTTTGATTAAATACGAGGATATA